TGCCCAAAATGCGGAATGGGTCATGTCTTTGACTGGGGGAATTGGTATTACGAGGTAATCCGCGACGGGAATGAGGAACTAGACTGGCCTGCCATCTTTGAAACCGTGAGGCTCAAATGCCCTAATTGCGGCGAGGCTTTCGATGACACCGAATACAATCGGAGGCAATGGGCGAAGTGCCGTCCCGTCTGGGATGAAGGCAAACACATTCCCGACCGGATGACACTCCGCGCCACGTTCATGGCCGTCTGGCGGTATTCGTGGTGTTCCATCGTCAAAGAATGGATCGAAGCCAATGAGGAGAAAAAGAGCGGGATGCTTGAAAAATTGGAGAACGTCATCTGCCAGCGTTTCGCGCAATTCTGGAAACCGCCGAGCGATACCCCCACGCTAGTCCTAGACGGCGACCCTTACTCAAAGAAAGAATATCACGAAGGCGCAAAATGGGAGTGCGAGGATTTCCGGTTCTTAACAGCTGACGTTCAGAAGGGACACTTCTGGGCAGTCATTCGGGCATGGCAGATTGGCGGAGCATCCCGCCAGTTATGGGAAGGCCGCATCGAGACATGGGACAACGTGCGGCACTTGCAGGACCGATACGGCATCGAAAACCGATTCGTTTTCGTCGATGCTGGCTACCAACCGGAGGAATGCGCCAAGGCGGCTCACCGATACGTTACATCAACCGACATGCGCCCATGGAATCTGACCAAGGGCGAGGACGCCCGCGAGGGGTATCTAAAGATCGTCGGCGAGAAGAAATTCCGGCGGCTGTATTCCGACTTCGTGGCGTGCCAGGCGTCGGACGGCTTGCGTTACAAACTCATTAAATTCTCCAACCTACTTGCCAAGGACAAGCTGGCCGCTCTGATGACCTCATCCGGATTCGGCGTGCCGGTGGATGCGTCCAAAGCCTACCACGCGCAGATGCAATCCGAGCAGAAAAAAGAGGTTTCCCCGGGCGTCTGGCGATGGGTTCCGCTAAAATCCGGATCATCGGCGAATAACCACCTATGGGACTGCGAGGTTTTGCAGGTTGTGGCGGCGTGCATCTTTAAGGTTCTCGCGGCAATGGACGAGGTAAAAAAAGATTGAGAAAAACCTTGCACGGGTCGGGAAGTCTGTCAGATTGAGGCCGTCAAGCAACCAACCCCACCAACCAATGAGAAAATCAGACCAACGCAAACAAGCCCTGCGTCACAACATCATGAACGTCATCAAGGCAAATGGTCTCGAAGTCACTGGAGACTTCTGGTTTATGCTGATCTTCCGCACGGAATCAGAACTCAAGACCATCGCAAAAGAACTTCACATGAAAACCGCCTGATTTCACCCCCGGGGGCCGCGCATCCACCAACGCGGGCAACCACCCTTTGACACGCCCGCAAGGGCATGGCATCCAGCGTTTATGCGACGGCAGCGAACCTTTTCCACTGGGCGAAAGGCAATGCCAAACGCACGCAGGAAATCCGCAAAGCATTTGACGCCGCCGTGACCGGAGGCGCCTTGACCAAAGGCGGGCTAGACTCCATTTCCAGCGGCACGAAAAATGGAGTGACCATGCAACGCATGATCCAGCTACCGGAAAACGACCGCATCACGGCACTACGCTGGGCCATCCAATGGCTAGAGGCCGGAATGATGCCAGCCGCATCGCGTGCGCTGGGCAGGTTTTGAACCTTTGACACGACCGCGCCTTTGATGGGCGTTATCCTTGACGAATTCGGACGGCAAACGAGATACCAGCGAGCGGCACGCGCCGCGCAGGATACCCGTGACCGCCCGTATGAGCCTGTCGAAAAGAAAGACATCACCGAGCTAGTCCCGCGCACCGACCGCGAAACAATCCTTTCGCACGCTCGCCGACTCTTCCTCAATTTCGGTCCCGTCCGATCCGCGATCAACCAGCGGGCTACCTACGCCGTAGGCCGCGCATGGGGTCCGAAGTTTCTCGGCACCGATTCCGAGTTTGGCAACACGGCAAAGGCTTGGCTATCGGAGACGTTTTACCCCATCGGCGATTCACGCGGGGGAATGCACGATTTCCGGACGAACCTTTACACATGGTCCGTAGCCATCGACGTTGACGGCGAGGTTTTCATCCTACTCACGGAAACCGCCAACGGATTCCCTCAGTATCAATCCATCCCCGCGCACCGCATCGCCAACCCGATTGGCATGGGTAACGGCCCGCAGCGTGGCGGCATCCTGATTGACGGCATCGTCTATTACCCGAGCGGCACGCCAAAGGAGTATTCCTTCATCGCCAAGGACGGACGTTCTAGCGAGTGGATTCCCGCTGCGAACATCATCCACCTTTACGATCCGGAATGGCAACTGCAAGGACGCGGGCTGTCCGGTCTGACCCATTGCATTAACGATTGCCGCGACATTCTGCAATCCACGGAATGGGAACGCCTCGCCATGATGCAAATGAGTTCCATCTCCATGGTGGAATACAACGAAAACGGCGGTCCGGACATGGATGACCCGGGGAATGACCTCATGGCATCCACCGCGAAGGACGGCCAAGGCATCACCGTCCAAAGTCTTGACGGCGGCACTGTCCGCTATTTCAAGAGCAACAGCGGAGGCAAAATCGAGACGCTAAGAAACGACCGCCCAGGCAATCCGTTTCTTGAGTTCCACGACAAACTTTTGCGCTCCGCGTTTGCTGGGATGAATTGGCCTTATGCGTTTTACTCCGGCCACTCGGCAGGAGGCGGAACCGCGCAACGGACGGAAATCATGCAGGCGCAACGCGCCATCGAAGACCGCCAAGACCTGCTTTCCTATGCCGCCAAGCGGCTGGTTGGTTACGCCATCGCCAAGGCCCAAAAGCGCGGAGACCTCCCGCAATCTGCTGACTGGTATCAATGGGATTTTACCTACCCGGCGAAAATCACGATTGATGACGGCAGGATCACAAAGGAACTCGAAACCCTTTGGCGCATTGGAGCCGTGAATATGTCTGAAATCGTCGGCATGCGTGGCGGCGTTTACTCGCAACACGTCACCGAACGCGCCGAGGAGATTGCGCTCCGCAAGCTCGCCAAAGAAGCGATTGAGGAAAAATACGACGTTGAGATTGATGACCGCGAAATGTCCGCGCTCAACCCGAACGAGATGCCGGATCAACCCGAAAGTTCATCCGAAAACGGCGAAGAATCCCAGTCTTCCGATGCCAATAATTACGATGGGATCAAGTCAAAGCTTGATGCTTATGGCGTTGGCGTCCGCGCTGGTGCATTGACCCCCACAACCGAGGACGAAATTGCGTTTAGAGACGAAATCGGACTGCCGAAAATGCCAAAATCCGCGCAAGAAGCGTGGAAGGAAGACAAAGGATTCCGCCGCCCGATCACTCTAGTTCAAAAAATCGCCGAATCCATGGGAGTTCGGCCCGCCCCAGCATCCGAAGACCCACCATGACCCCGACTCCAATGAAGATTCTTGAAATCCACAACAAGGCCGCAAAGGTCAAACTGAACGAGCAAGTGGACAAGTGGTCAATGGACCGCTTGAACGAGGAGATCGCGCAAGTGTTCGGAGCGACCGCCGCGAGCAACGGGCGGAACTTTGGCGAGATCATGAACTGCGCGGAGAACGCGGTTGATACGCTGGACATCGACATCCACTCACCGGGCGGCAGTATCTTGGACGGATACACGCTTTACAATAGCATCCTTGACCTTCGCGGGCGCGGCGTTTTTGTGACCGCTCATGTCACGCTAGCGGCATCAATGGCATCCGTCATTGCCATGGCAGCGGATAAGATCGTGATGAAAGCAGGCTCGCGCATGATGATCCACGAAGCATCAGCCGCGACTCACGGCAACGCAAAAGACCACGCTGACCGCGCCGTCCTGCTGGAATCATTCTCCGATGAAATCGCTGGCATCTATTCCGCCCGCACCGGAATGGACAAGGAAAAGGTCCGGAAGATGATGATGAAAGAAACGTGGATGGACGGAAAAACCGCCGTCGAAAATGGATTTGCTGACGAATATTTTGACAGCATGACGAAAGCAGAAGCCATGTCACTACTTGCCCGCATCACCAATCCCTCAGACATCGAAGCCAAGGAGCGCATCACCGCGCTGGAAAATCAGATCCAAGGCCACGAAGCCGAGGTAAAAGGCTTTGAAGACAAGCTAGTCCTTGCTGAATCCGCTTTGCAAGAAGCCGCGACTAACCTTATCGAAGCCAATCAAAAAGTTGCCGATTTTGAGGCTAAGGTTGCCGAGCAAGACCGCATCTTGAACGAGAACGCGCAACTGATCGCGGACCTGCAAGAAAAGGCCAAGGTTACGCAGGACAAGGTTGCCATTCAAGCCTCCGAGCTACTCGCCAAGGTTGGCCAGCCGTCGCCGGTGAACCTCACCGATGACCTTGCCGCCGATGCTGACAAGAAGCTGTCCCGCGCTGCTTTCAACAAACTCACACCGCACGAACGACTCGCCTTCGTGAAGAACGGCGGAACCATCAAGTGACATGGCAAAAGGCAATCAAAGACCCGAACCGAAAGACGAACCGAAGGAGTCTAACCCCTCCGACGTTCTCACGGTTTCCGAGTTCAACCAGCTATCCGACGCCGACAAGCAGGCATTCCGCAAGGCTAACGGCACCGTGACCAACGATCCAATCTCCACCAACTAACTAACTCAAATGGCCAATACCCTTTCCAATCTTATCCCCGACGTTTACGCGGCTCTCGACGTAGTGTCCCGTGAACTCGTCGGTGCCATCCCCGGCGTTTCCCGCGATGCCCGCGCTGATCGTCTGGCTCTCAATCAAACCCTGCGCGTTTCGCAGACTCCGACGAATACTAGCTCGTCCTACACGCCTTCGATGGCGATCCCGTCCGCAGTCGATCAAACGATTGCCAATTCCTCGCTGACGCTCTCGAAAAACAAATACGCCGCGTTTTCGTGGACTGGCGAAGAGCAATATGGCGTTGATCAAGGACCAGGATTCCTGTCCATCAAGCAGGATCAAATCGCCCAAGCATTCCGCGTGCTCGTCAACGAAATGGAAAACGACGTTTGCGATGCTCTCGCCGCTGGTGCTTCCCGCGCTTACGGCACCGCAGGCACAACTCCGTTTGCATCCACTCTCGGCGACTCTGCCCAGGTCCGCAAGATCCTTGACGACAACGGCGCGCCCGCTTCCGGTCGCTCTCTGGTTATCGACACATCCGCAGGCGCGGCTCTCCGCACCCTTGGCCAACTCACCAAGGCTAACGAAGCTGCAAGCTCCATGACGCTCCGCGATGGCGAGCTTTTGAACCTCCACGGTTTCAGCGTCCGCGAGTCTGCCCAGATCAACAATCAAACCGCTGGCACGGGTGCAAGCTATCAGCTTAACGGAGCGCACGTTGCTGGAGCTACCACCATCACCGTTGACACCGGATCCGGAACCATCCTCGCGGGTGACATCGTTACCATCAATAGCGTCAAATACGTCGTTGCTTCCGCTCTCTCCGCTGGCAGCTTCACGATCAATGCTCCCGGCCTGCTGACCGCACTTGCGGATAACACCGCCGTGACCGTCAACGCCACATC